TTTTAAATCTTTTGCCATTTTTTACTATTTTTACTGTGAATACAGGTGACTTGCGGTTAGTTCCGTAGTCGTTTGTCAGTAGCCAGTTGAGTTTCACTCCTGGCTACTTTTGTTTTAGAACGGTAGTTCGTCAATCATTATGCTATCTACGTTTCCGTCCTTTACTCCTGTTCCCATTTCTAGGCGCTGCTGCTCGCTGCCTGGCCCTTCCTGGGGTTTAGGTACAATTTCAGTAAATAAGATCCGCAAATAATTGCCGCCTGCTTTACTCTTATTTACCCAGCCTGCAATTTTATACTCTTTGTCTGCTACTACTGCTTTTCCGCTGTAGTCAGGGGAAAATTCTTTAGCCTTTTGCTGATTTTTGTAAAGGCTGCCGCTGTTGTTTTTAGTATCCATATTTTTTGTGTTCAGTTACCCCTGTTCCCAGGTTTAAGATTTTTTTTGTTTTTTAGGTAGTGTGATAGTTTCCTGCTGTATATACGGTACTTGTTGCCACTGTCCGTTAAAATTCATTATAGCAATTGGATCAAAGTCGTCACTGCTGCGCAAGTATTTTGGTTTAAGTACGAACTGTCCTGCGTCTTTATTTTTTTCAACAATCATTGTGCTTTGCGCCCAGCGGTCAGTATTAGATCCTAAATGCCCTAGCGTTTCGCCCTGGCCTTTTCCCAGGTGCAGCACGCCAATCATTAAGACGTTATACTGTTTTGTGATTCGCTTAAACCAGTTAGTCAGCCTGCGCGTTTCTTCTTCACTATTGTAGTTTAGGCATAGATCAAGCAGACCGTCCACTATGATACAGGCGCAATCATTATTGTCAATTAGGTACTGCTCAATCATAGCGCGAATACGTCCAGGCATATCCTCACGAAAACTAAATGCGTCAAACGTGTCAGGTAACTTTTTTTTATCTGCTAGCGCTAGGATCTTATCAATTTGCCTATAAAAATCAAAATCGCTCATTTCTGTATCAAAGTAGCCGATCCTAGGCCTATCTGTAGGTAGCTGCAGTTTCATTCCCCAAATGCCCTGAAATGGCGGCACTAGGGCCGAGGCTGCAGCTGCGCCGACAAACGTGCTTTTAGAAGCCTTGGGCAAGCCGCTAAAGATTATGTATGACTGAAGCATACCCACTACCTTACTTTGTATCGTGAAAATAGGCGAATGACTTGCAGGCCGCTGTGCAGGGTTATATTTCCTGGCCTGTAGTAAGTCAGTCAGTTTCGGTAGTTCGTTTGTCATTGTTTGTTAAAAATTCCAGTAACTAGAAAGCCATAGCATAAAAGCTAAAATAACGAATAGCCAAAATTTAGGACTATTCAATAATTTGTAAAGTATCTTTTTCATTGTTATTTAGTTTTTTTAATTCATCTAGTAATTCCTGGGCCATAATGATAGCAGCCTGCGCAGGCGTTAGCATATCGCCATTTTTGGAAAGTTTTTTTGTACTGGCTAATTCTAGGTAATGCGGCAATAGTTGCAGGCTAAAATACTCTAGTTTAGATACTCCAGGGATCGGCGCAATAATGCGGCCCAAATTGTCTTGTGCTACTTGTGGCGGAAACGCAGGCGCGTCGTAATTTGTGTTTTGCATAGTTTATACATTTTGATTAAAAAAATAATTAAAAAGCCTATTTCTACTAGTAGTAATACAATTAAGCATACTACTCCAGTCCAGGCAAATGTTAGAATAAATTTTAGCTTATCTCGCAATATCATTGGGTAAGTATTGGCTGTTAGTAAGCTGGCGTTGATAGTAGTCAATACTGTCGTCAATAAGTACGCGTAGTTCCATAGCCAGGTTAAACGGCACTAGGCGCTGCTCTATAAGCGCTTTACTGCCGCAATCAAAAGTAATCTCAATAGTAACTTTTGATCCGTCCAAATTTTTACCCAAGAATTGCAACGTGTTGATTTTTCCCTGTAGCATTGACTTGTATGCTGCTAGGTCAATAGCTGTAGTAGCCATAGTTTTGAAATTTAGGTTAGTAAGTTATCGTTTGTCAATTCAAATTTATAGCACTTTAATTCATATAAACAAAAAAAAATTTAGCTGTGACTGGCTAAATTTAATAAAATGCTATATTTTAAGTAGTTAGGACAAAAACAGTTCAGCCTCTAATTTGCGCCTATTAGTAAGTCCTGGTACTTCTTTACCAGCTACTTTATTCCAGCGTAAAAATTCTGCTGCTACACTATTAGTGTTCTCGCCTGCATTTAGTTTGCGCAGTAGTGTAGATCTGCCAAATGCGCCCAGCCCAATGTTATACGCCAGGCTTGTTAATGCTGCTAGTTGATTATCTGTAACTGGACGTTTTACTAGTGCTTTTACTCTAGCCTGTACATTAGCTGTAGTGATTTTTAACCACTCCAGCGCTTTTGCTTTTGTAATAACGTCGCCCTGCTTAATTGCTAGACCTGTTTCAGGGTTAATAGTTGTACCGTAGCCAATAGTCCAAATGCCGCCGCTATCTTTATAGGCGCGTAGCCGTAGGCCCTCAAATTTTGCTATAATCTTTGCAGCAGACACTTTACCAGCAAATAAAATAAGTGCTAGAAATGCTAGGCCAATAATATAAACTTTTGCACCCTTCATTCATTACAGACCTGTTTTATCAAAGTCCTTTGCTGCGCCTAGACCTAAACCAGCGCCAATAGCTGTAATTCCGCTAACTAGATCCCCTTTTAAAATAGCAGCTACACCGCCAATAATAGTGGCAAAGCCAAAAAAGGTTGTTTTCCAGTTTTTAAATAACTTTTTCATTACTCTTTAATTAAATGTTCTAATAAAATATCCAGCTTTGTTTCAAGCCTGGTTAGTCGCTGATCGTGGTCATCATTGGCGCGCTGCTTTTCTTCTAGCGCTTTTACGCGCTGATTAAGTACGGCCCAGCTTGCACCAGCTGAAAAAATACTAGTTACTACTATCGCTATTACCTGACTGTCCATTTTCTTTTTTTGTTTCTTCTGCGATCTTTGCGTTTACTTCACGCAGTTTTAATTGCAGAAATTCAATGTTTGCAAGAAGGTCGTAAGCCTGCGCTTTTAGTTCCTGTAGGTTTGTCATTTTTTAAGGTATTAAGGTTAAATTTAGCTGACTACAAATATACTGATAAGCAGCATAATTTACGTCTGTCGTTTCCCCCCAAATAACATAGTCATTACCACTAATTGTACTATTGCCCTGGGTTAAACTTTGCTTTGTTTCGTTTCCATCGCTGTCAGTTGTTACTTTACTGATATTCCAGTAAAACTGCGCATAATCCGAAAGATTGTCGTTTACTATACTGGCGTCAATATAGTTGCCAGTTTCGCTTTGTCCGTTTTGCCAGATCTGTACTGGCTGAATTTCATATCCCATTATTTTATGTTTTTAATAAAGTTGCTTTTACTGAAAGTGTTCCATTTGGTGCAGAAAGTGCGCTTGTTGCTAATCTTAAACCAGAAGCAACTGCGCCACTTCCAGCTAACATATTAACTGAAAAAGTTGCCGTTCCACCTTGATGTGTTGCAATGATTGGCGTCACTACATTATCATCACCACTGCCATTTGTAACACAAGGCATAATTAAAAAAGCCGCGTTCATTTCATACGGACTTCCACCGCCATTATTTGTCCATTTAATTCTAACTAAATATACTGCATCTATTTGTAAAGTATTTGTAGGAATTATGGTTTGTGGACTTGTCCAACTGGAATCTGTTGTATAAGTATTTGAATAATTTTCGCCTAAATTTAAATTGTCTGCTTTTACTGTTCCACTTACCTGCAATTTTTGCCCTGCGTCTGTTGTAGTGCCGATTAGTAAATTTCCGCCAGCTGTAAATCTTGCGCGTTCTGTGTTTGATGTTCCAAATACTAATGGATCAGGCCCAATACCAAATAAAGCTAAAGAACTGGCCCAAGCACCACTACTTGCATTTGCCCAACCTATGAAGCCTTTATCTGTTAAAGATGAACTTCTAAATAATGTTCCCGAATAAGCATTTGCACTAGTATTTGTCATAATCATTATGACATTACCAGCACTTGAACTTTGAGTAGCGTCTATAAGACAAGCAGGCGTACTAGTTCCCAGGCCCAAATTTCCTGCGCTATCTAGGCGCATTTTTTCTGCACCAGCTATTTGTAAAGCTATTGCTGTACCTGTAGTATTGTTTAGCTGTGTTATTCCTGTACCAGTAGGCCCAAAGTTTATTCTGCTATCAATGTTTGTTCCTGCAGATTTTAACCATAATAAATCTGTATATCCACTAGCACCCTGTAAAGTTAATGGAGTGTTTGCTACTGGACTTGATGTACCTATACCCAATCCAGTATTAGTAAGACGCATAATTTCTGCGCCAGCTGTATAAAATAAAATAGAATTTATAGGCGATACTCCACCGCTATACGTTTGTATTGCAGCTGATAAATCTGCAAGTCCAAATGTACCTGCACTACCAGCAGTAATATAGTAATTACCAGCAATTACGCTGCTTGAAATTGTTGCAGTACCATTAACTTGTAATTTACTACCGTTATTAGTAGTAGTACCTATCAAAGTATTAGCCGCAAAATAGTTTAAATCGCTTGCACCTTCCTGGTATATTCCCCACCTATTTGTATAGGTTATTGTACCAGTTGCCGCGTCCTGGTTATTAATTAGCAGTCCGTAGTTATTTGTAACATTTAGCGTACTGCCGCTATTATCAGGAAATAAAACGCGCAGTCCAGCCAAATGCGTAATAGTACCAATAGCACTACCATTAAAGGCCCACCCTGTTGTTAGGTTACTATAGGCCCTAGTATTACTGCCCTGCGTCATTGTTAGCGTACCTGCGCCAGTAAATGCCACACTATTGTACACGTCTAGTCCAGTCCTAGCGCCGCTAGGTATTGTAGCGCTACCTGCTAGGCTTAAATCTAGGCTTGCACCTAGCGCAGTAATTGCGTTAGGACTAGTAAAACTAGTTCCAGCAGGTACATTTAGATTGTAGTCAAAATAGTTGCCTCTTGCAAGTCCACTAGTGTAATTTTCAACTGCTGTAAATTCTGTTTTGTTAGTAGCTGCTAATACTGCAATAGCATTTGTAGATAAAGCAGTATTATATAACTCAAAAAAGTTTGTGCCACTATTATAGTTATCGCCAATGCGCCAAAGTCCACTACCGCTGCGCTGAAAAGCTAACAAGCTATTTGCTGTTGCGCTAGTAGAATTTAGCTGCGCCATTATACCTGTTGAATGTATGTCAAGCGCTACGCCTGGCGTTGCTGTAAAAAGTCCTAGTCCAGTAGCATTAATATAAGCTACTGGCGTGCTAGATCCGTTATTTTGTACATTAAAACGGTATCTGCTTTTATATGTCGCCGCCGCTGCGTCTGTTGTTTCAATAGTTAGCTGCGTCGTTTTAAAAGTTCCTGCGTCGTCTTGCAACTGAAATTGCAAGCCTGTTCCGTTACCTACTGCCGCTGTTCCACTAGATAGGCTATGCTTAACTAATAGCGGATACTGTCCGCCAGTTGTATTGCCTGTCCTTTCCTCAATTACTGCCGCATAGCCGCTGCCTGCAGTCGTGTTAATAGCGTAAATAGCTGCAGCGCTAGCGCCACTACCAGCGTTAGTAGTATAATTAGCATAAATGCCGTAACCGTCTGTCTTAACTGCCTCAACTCTTGCTGAAGGTACTGCTGTACCTACGCCAAGAAAGCCGTTTGTATTATCCCAAAATAAATTGGCGCTAGATCCTATAGCCTGGCTGCTGGTAAAATAAGCCACTTGCGTAGCTGTACCAGTACCAGTAATAGTGCTAGTTCCTGGGCCGCCTATTAAATCCCAGGTTGTGCCGTTATCTCTATAGATCTCAAAAGTATCTGTAGAAACGAACAGCCTACCAGTTTGGCCTGCCGCTGGACGGTTAGCAAACGTATTGCTATTAATCGCAGGACTGCCTAGCTGGTTTAATATATTAAAATTGACAAACATTAAACGTATCTTTTGAGAACTACAGTTAGCTGATTTGTGCCTGTTCCGCTGAAATTAAACGAATATACTTTTACGTTAATCTCGTTTTCGTTTCCTGTTATATTCCAGGATTGATTCGGCGTAAGTAAAAATCCGTCCACAGTAACGTTACTAGTTCCCTGGTTTACAAAAATGACGCTGTTAGCGTTAGTGTCCGTCTGTCCACTAGCGCTAAAAATCTTTGTTTCTGTTATGTATTTTCTGCAAGTCATTTGCACGCGCTTTTATCTTTTGCGTACATATCGGCAAAAGTTGTTTCGTCAGGTAAAAATGTTGTTTGATCAACTGCGTCAGCTACTATCTGCCTAGCTGTACTAGCTGCTGCCTGGGCGCTAGGCGCATTTGCGCCGTTCATCTTTTTACTTCTTGCCCACCAGTAGTACAGCGCTGCCGCTGCTGCTAAATATATCCAGGTCGTTTTTTTCATTGTAGTTATTTTAAACTAAAACTGTATCATCAAAGCCACGAATAAAAGCTGGACGTTCAAGCGCTTTAGTTACTGCTTTTGCCTGCTTTCTAGTTGCTGTTCCACTTTTTACGGCGCGCTTTACTGCTGTTTTTTTAGCTGCTTTACCAGCTTTTTGCTGCGCAGTTTTTTTAGCAAATAAATTGCTTATTAGATTAGTTCCTGCGTCTATTAAGCTAGATTTTACTTGTGAAGCTCTTGTGTCTGCCTCAAACTCCTCGGCTGTTTGTCTTATCGGCATATCAGCTGTAACGGTAACGCCGCCACGTCTGCGAAACGCCATAAATGCTAGCGCTGCGCCTGCTACTAGCAGGATTGGTAATAAATTTTTTTTCATCTGTTTGGTAGTTTATTTGTGAAAGCTATTAATGTTTTTAACTGGTTGTCGGATAGTCCGTCCCAGGGTAATAAGCCGCCACCATTTGTTAAAAAAGATAGTAGATCCTCTTTATAGATCTGCTGGAAAACATCAGCTAGAAATGATACAGCTGCTTTGCTCGGCACTCTACTAAATGCTGCTAGAACAGCGTTAAAGTCGTCCTGGAAAACTCCAAAGGCGTTATGTATCTGCCTAGACAACCTTTCTGCCTCGGCGCGCACTATTAATCTGCCGCCTACTCTTTTATAGTAACTAGGTTTAAAATAACTGTTAGGATCAGTAATTAACTGGCTAGCCGCTTGCGCGCCTGGGCCTGCTGCTAGTCCACCAGCAATAAGTATGCGCTTAATTGCCGTAAATGCTAGCAGGCCGCCAGCTATGTAGATTGCGTCCTTTGTCGTTATTTTCATTTCCGTAGCATTGATAACAGCATTGTGATCTGTGATTCAGGCATAGCTGCCAGCTTTGCCAGGTCTTCTGCTGTTACTCCTTTACTAAAAAGAATTTGTAGTGTCGTTTCAATATCCTGCGTACCGCTTACGGCTGCTACTCTAGGCCTGGAAAAGTTACCAACTAAATTACCTAGCGCAGCAATTAGTAATTGCTGTACTTGTGGCTGTTGTAACATTCCTGCTAGTATGCTGCCTGGCGTTGCTGGCTTTTCTTCTTCTTCTTCCTCGTCCTCGTCGTCCATTTCTGCCAGTCGTTCTGCACGTAAAGCGCGGATCTCGTTTAGGATCTCGTTATTTATTTGTGCCTGCTGATTGCTTACGCCATAGCCTGCTATCATTCCTACAGGCGCCTCATTAACTACGAATACTTTGTTAAGCGCAGGCGTGGCTTTCTCTTTGTCCTTATCATTAAAAATACCTAGTACAAAGTTATTGTAGTCGTCACTTGATATTAACCCAAGTTCGGACTGCAATTTTTGGTAGCCTTCGTCTTTATCCTTACCGTCATAAGCGCCAGTAATGTTTCTAGGCATTACTGAAAAACGATACAACTTCCAGGCCGCTTGCGGCTGTTCATTGTACCAGTTTAATACTGCGCCTGCAGTTCGTAGTTGTGCTGTAGCAGCCATAGTTTAAATATAATAAACTCCAAAAATGAAACTGAAATTTGCTGTGTTTGCTGGTGCGCTAGCGATTTGAATGTAGGACTTATCCCAGGTAACTTTTTGGCCCTGGAACTCAAACAGTCCGCGTACAAACGGCGTGCTGGCGCTGGTTGTAGCCTGTGTTCTTACTAGGCTCACTAAAGGTATTCTGTATAGATCCTGGCGTTCATTTGCATAAAGTACCAGGTAAGATTTTTGTAAAATTGCGGCTGTAGGTGCTGCTACGTTATTTGGCGATACAGTCATTGTATCAACTCCAAAAGATTCCATAGCTAGCAAGCTAGTATAGCGCAGTTTTGGTAGGTCTGGAAATGACCATTGTACTTGCGACTGTCCTGTTACTGCTACTCCAGGTACTAGTAACTCAACTAGTTCGTACTTCGCGGCTTTAAATGCCATTTTGATAAAGTTTAAATAGGGCCAGCACTAGGCTGGCCCTGGTTAAAATAATAATTAGCGTACAGGCGTAACGTTCTGTGCCAAATGACCACGCATAATAATAACGGCGCGGCTGTTTGATTCAACTGCTGCCATAGCTGTTGGTAATTGTACAGTCAAAACATTCTGCTTTGATCCTACTAACACCCAAGCTGGCTCAATAGGGTAAAAACCGCTATCAGCACCGCTTTGCTGGTCTTTGTAGTCAATTCCGCTAGACGTGTAATCAGCGTCAGCTGTTTCCTGCTGTTGTGGAACTGAATAGTGACGGTACAAATCGTAGCTAGGTACAATTTGACGGCCATTAACAGTTAAAGACAGGCTAGAGTTGTACCAGTTGTAAAGGCTGGTAGCTGTGTTAGCTGTTGAGAAAATACTAGCGTTAGGGTAAGTTACTAACTGAAAGTTAGTAGCTGTGCTGCTGCTAGGCTTTGCAAAAAATAGTCCAAAAGATGAACATACAAACGCGTCCTGTAATGCAAGACGATTTTCTGTGTTCGTTGCGCTAGTTGAACTAGAACTAACGTCGTTTACTAGTACAGGAAACTGATAGTTTGTGATAGTAGTTGATAAAGCTACTTCCAAACGAAGGAAGGACTGTGAAAGTACAGCCTGTCCTAGCGAAAAACCAGCGTTATTGATCGCCTGTTTCGCTTTTTCAAATGCTAGGCGTGTGCCTACTGCTGTTGCCATTTTGTTTTTGCCCTGTTCGTTGGCCCAGGGCGGGGCTTTTTAATTTTTAAAATAAAGGTGAATACAGGTGATTAGGGTTTAATACTCGTCGCTGTCCTCGCCATATCCAGCTAGTACAGAAAGGTCGTCGCCAGCTAAAACCTCGTCGCCACCAGCGATAACGCTGATATTGTCAGGTACTTCGCCAACTGTTACTGGAAAAGTCATTGTGTCGTCCATTTGTCCTAGTGCAGGAACTAAATTTCCAACTAGACCAGCGCCGCCTGCAGCGATCATACCGTTTCCGATTGCTTTACCCATATCCCCTTTTAGGATCATTGGAAAAGCTAGGCCGATACCTAATACTGCTGCATTTTTAATGCGTTCGTCGCCTACTGGTATGAAACCAGCTACTTTTTTACCAATAACTGCACCAGCGATAATTCCCAATGCAGCTGTAATGTTGGCTTTGCCAACTGCACCCATACGACGGCGGCGTGTGCTGCGTCTGCGTGTGCTTTTTCTACGTCTTGCCATTTTGTTTTTATTGTTAAGTTAATACGTCCTAATTACCATAGTAGCTTGTCAGCAAAGTAGCCTGGCGATCCTTTCACTTTTCTGTCTTTTTCGTGCCTGGCTTTGTAAAGTTTTCGGCGCTGATCTGCTACCTTTTTACCGAATAACTTTTTGTAGGTTGGGTAATCTAAATAACCCCTAGCGCCTACACTAACTACAAAATTTCCTTTTCTGTCATAAACATCAATCTTTTTTTCTGCCTTACTACTGGGCCTCACTTTTACATTTAATCGCTTTGCCTGGGCCAGCGTGTAAGGCAAGATTTTGTACATTATTTTTTTATAGAATTATCGTTTTTTACATTTCTAATTGGGATCAAAGATGTACCACTATCAGTAAAACGCATAACATATAAAATTCTGTCCATTCCTTTATAGTACCCTTTAGGTAGTTTATCAAAGTACTCTACACGATCTACACTATTTTGCTTGTACTTAATATAGTATTTTGCTTTATGTGGTACTCCTGTAATTTTTGATAATCCACTCATTACGCGGATATTTACGTTATGGCTTTTAGTATCGGTATGCATTTCACTAGTGCGCTTGCTTTTTTTAGCTTTTACTCTAATTGCTGCTATCTTTTTAGGCGCTGCACCTACTTTCTTTTTACCAGCTTTACTGTAGCTGATAGCAAATGCCTGCTTTACTGCTTGCGCTTGCGTTAATTTAGGGTTTTTCTTGCGCAGTTTTTTTGCCTCGGCTACTACTGCTTTAAATTTTGCCCTGGCTGCTCGTTGTTTCGCTGTCATTATTTTCTAGTTGCAAAATACAGAACAGCTGCGCCGCCCAGTATTAATGGTAAAAAATTAGGTTTTCCTGTTGCTACTTTTTCTGTAAAAGCAGGTGTCTGCGTTACGTCCATTGTAGGCGACTCATCAAAAACTTGTTCCGTTGTATCAATGTTTTCAGCCTCTTTTGCTGCTTTAGGCTCTAGGGCCTTTTTTGCTAATTCTTGCGACATAGAATTTATAGCGCTTTTTCCAATATCAACCAGGTCAGCAGGATCAATACCAATATCGCGAAGGACGTTACCAACTTTTACTAGTAGTGGCGCTGCTGCTGTTGCCGCTGCTGCTGGTGCTGCACCTATTGAATCGTCGCCGAAAATTCTTTTTTTATTTGATCCACCTTCCCAGGCTTTTTTTAATGCGTTAAGCTGTCCGCCTGCACCTTCCCAAAATTTAGTAATTTTTGTAGGTGCTTTTTGCCAGCCTGCTGATAGTTTCGTAGCTAGTCCTGCAAAGTTTATATATACTAGTGCTAAAAATGCGTTGCGTACTGGTGCAGCTGCTACTTTTAATACAGCTTTCGTTCCTTTCTTTAACACTTGCCCTGCTGTACGTTCAGCAGCTTTGCGAGCAGCTTTAACTTGTGTTACAGCTGCCTTTTTCGCCGCTTTTGTCGGCGCGCTTTTTCTTGCTGCTTTAGCAGCTTTTAGGGCCGCTTTTTGTTGCGCTGTTGCGCCTACTCCGCTAATTGAATATAATGCCATAGGTTTTCTGTCTGTTGCGTACGTGTACGGTTTTTTATAGTCAAATTTATTTAAAACTGGATCTATCCAAATTTCATTCTTTGTACCTGGATTAACTACTACGAAAACGTGTTGCGGCTCTTTGTTAAAAACTCTATAGCTAGCAAATCTGTAGTTAAACGGTATGCCTAAATTTTGTAAAATGCCGCCAGCAAATAAACTATAATGCTTACAATCGCCGTAACCCTGCGCTAGTATTGCGCTAGGACTTTTTACAGTTTGCTTACTGCCAGGCTCAATAATGTATTTAACATTACCTTTTAGAAAATTAAAAATTTTCCTGGCTGTATCTCTAGTAGATCCTGCATTAAAAAAAGAACTGATTTTCGCATAATCGCCAGCGTGTTTTTTGTGAGCGTCTAGTATGGCCTGTATTATGTCGCCTGTACTTTGATCGCTTTCCAGCATTTCGCGTCTATTTTGAAACGGCGCTAGCTGGCCCATTAACACATTTACATTCATATTGTACGACTTTCACTAATTGGCACTACTAGTCCGTCCACGTTAGCTGTTCCCTGGAAACTTGCTGTAGTTGTTCCAATCGGCTGCGTCAATAATTCGCGTACTGATTCAAATACTCCAAACGCGCTAGGTCTTGCTGTAAGACGCAATATACTTTCGCTGTTAGGTAAAACTGTCTGATCGCCAAATGCCGATACATTAGCCAGGTACTTGTCATTTACGCTAATTGATCCAGTAATACTTTTTATTGTGATAGTTTGATTCGTTGGGTTTTGTACTGCCATATCCACGTTAATAGTGGGCGCTAGTAGCGAGCCGCCAGGGCGCAGACTGCGCAGCATAAAATTTGCTTTTTGGCCGAAACGTAATTTTGATAGTAAATATATTGCGGCTACGCCACCAACTACCCAAAAGATATTTCGCATTGTGCTATTGCTAGCGGCTTTTTTGATCCTGTCGTTTGTCTAGTTCCGAAAATAAAAAACCTCGCGCACTTTTCCAAATTTTACCAGCTAAAAACGTCATTTTTCAATGTTAATAACTGATTTTCGTTTTATATATGCAGGCCTTTATCGGGCCTAGCATAGATAAAACGAAGTTACAGAAAAAATGTGAATAACTAATTTATTTTACCCTACAAATTATCCACAATTTTTATGTTACCTGTATTGACCTTTATTTAAAAAAGTATAGTTCCTAAAGTATAGACATAAAAAAAGCCCTGGTAGAAACCAGGGCCGCTTGCTTGCTTGTGAAACCTTACTGCTTATGAGTGTACGAATTTAGCGCTTATTTCTCAAAATCGCGTATAAGCCAGCTGCGACGTTCAAATTTGCCGCTTTCTTTGTCGTACCAGTTAATATACCACGCGCCAGCTTTTAGGGCGAATTCGGCAAATCTTAACGCGCTGCTGATGTTTCTATATTTTCTAGGTCTTTTAGTTCCAGGCTTAAAAAAAATTATAGCAGTTTTTAAATCTTTTGCCATTTTTTACTATTTTTACTGTGAATACAGGTGACTTGCGGTTAGTTCCGTAGTCGTTTGTCAGTAGCCAGTTGAGTTTCACTCCTGGCTACTTTTGTTTTAGAACGGTAGT